GTATGGCTGGCGTCAGTCGTTTGGGTAATTATAAGTCTTATATCCATGTCACTCATGCTGAGTATCGCTTTACTAATCAGTTGCTTTATATCATTCTTGATATTTAAAGACACCATGAATGCCGTTCAGTCGGTAGGTCCTGTGTACTGGATTTACAGAGATGTGGTACCCACTGGCACCCCACTTATTGCACCTGGTTTTATGCGCCAGACATCTGCACCTTGGCGAGTAGGTAAGGGCATCCAAATAAAACTTAGGAAACATACCTTTCAAATTGGTCTTTCTAAGGTAGGTTCTGATATGTCTGATGACGATGGCTTAATGACCGCCGTTCAGGGACGATTCCTTAAAGCCAAAGCAAAAGAAATCAGGGACTGGAAATGATGCGACGCAAGCCTAAGACTGATCTCCCAAAGATTGCCCGACTCCAAAAGATGACTAAGAGTGAGTTAGCCACATGGGGAGAGCAGTGTCTGATCTACACCTGTCAGTCATTTGACAACTGGCGCTATCGTGATGGCACTAACGATGAGGTACTCCAAGCCGCTGAAGTATTCCACGAGATATTAAAAGAAATCTCCTCCAGAGATATCAGTAAGTAATACTGCCTTGCTTTTTGTTTTATACTTACTCTTATGAGTGAAGAATCAGATGTTGAGGATACGGAATACAACGAAGACATTGGTGACTATCAAGAGGAAGAACTAGACGAAACATCTACGGAATTCGTTGACCAACTGGTCATGAAGTTAATCGTCTTTACCGAAGAGTTCACTAATGTCACCTTGTTCCCTTATCAGGTCCCAATTGCTTATCGGATCATTGAATCAATTGTCCTTGGCGACGGTGAAGAAATAACCCTCGTTGCTACCCGCCAGTCGGGTAAGTCTGAGGTTCTTTCTAATGTCATGGCATCCATGATGGTCATTCTCCCGCGCCTGTCCAAGGTCTACCCCACATGGCTGGGTAAGTTTGATAAGGGCTTTTGGTGCGGTGTGTTCGCCCCTGTTGAGGATCAGGCTGACACCGTGTTTGGTCGTATCGTCAGCAAGTTGACTAGCGAACATGCCATGAACTTCCTGCTTGATCCTGAGATTGACGACAAGGCAGCATCAGGTGGCGCCCGCGGTAAGGGTCGTATTATTAGCCTGAAGAAGTCAGGATCGCTTTGCCGTATGCAGACCTGTAACCCTAAGGCAAAGATTGAATCTAAGACCTACCACTTCGTCATGATTGACGAAGCCCAAGAGGCTGACGAGTTCATGATTTCTAAATCAATTAAGCCGATGTTGGCGTTCAACAACGGATCAATCGTTCTTACTGGCACGGCTACTAGGAATAAGTCTTACTTTTATAAGATGATCCAGTTTAATAAGCGCCGTGACACAAACGCCAGACGGGGCCACAGGCAGTCTCACTTTGAATACGACTGGCGAGTTGCCGCTAAATACAACGATAACTACGGCAAGTTTATTGCTAAAGAAAAGACCCGTATTGGTGAAGATTCAGACGAGTTCCAAATGTCCTACTGCAACAAGTGGATTTTGGAAAAGGGTATGTTTGTTACCGAGGAACGCCTAGAGCGCCTCTACGACCCGTCTATGGCTATTGTGAAGAAGTGGTGGCGTAGCCCCATTGTCATGGGCATAGATGTGGCGCGAACTAATGACTCCACCGTGGCTACTGCCGTGTGGGTTGACTGGGACCACCCTGATGGGTTTGGTTTCTTTGAGCACCGCGTCCTTGACTGGTTGGAAATCAACAATGTTGAGTGGGAACAGCAATACTTTGAAATCATTGACTTCATTCGTAACTTTGATGTCTACCGCATTGGTGTGGACTCCCAAGGCGTGGGTGGCGCTGTTACCGAGCGACTACAACTCCTACTCCCTGAGATTGAGGTCTTGGCTGTCTCGTCTGACGCCAAAACTCAGAACGAGCGTTGGGTCCACCTAACCGAGTTAATGCAACGGGAGCAGTTGATTATTCCTGGGCATTCCAAGGCGCGCCGTACCCGATCATGGAAGAAGTTCAACCAGCAGATGTGCGACCTTGAAAAGATTTACCGTGGTCCATATCTACTAGCCGCCGCTCCTGATGAGAAGGGTGCCTTTGATGACTACCCAGATTCTCTTGCAATTGCTTGCAGTATGACAGCACTAGAAGTGATGCCAATGGTTGAGTCATTTAACTCTCCCTTTTACAGGTAAACTATGGTACGATAAGTAAAGATAAACCCCTACTAGGAGGAATCCATAGATGGCAGTTGCACCTGTTCCCATGTTTCCAGAAAAAGGCACCCCAGTGTTTGAGCGTTCGTACGCCCCAAGCATCCCGGGTAACCGTGGCCCGCTCCGCTTTGAAGAAGGCGTAGCCACCGATACCGATGTCCCTTATGACTTCGGCGTTGGTGCTTACGAGGACACCGCTCCGTCGCCCATGCGACAGAACCATAACAACCCTGAGATGTTCTACAAGTACGCTGAGGAAACAATGCGCGAGCGCGCCCACATCGGGTCGTCTTCGTGGATTGAAGCCCCAAGCGTACTCGGTGAATTTGTACAGGGTTCAATGGCTGGAGACTCTATCCCGCAATTTGAATTCTCGTACAACACGGGTGGTCACATGAACCGCCCGAACCCAACTGTCGTTTACGACTGATTGTGAGCAACGCCGAGGGTTTCTCGGTAACTGGCTCAGTACCGAGTAGTACGATTGGGTCATCCCCCGAACTGTCCACTTATGCGGCAGTTGCGGGGATGTTTCGTCGCGTCCAAAAAGGTAATGAACTTGTTACGGCGCGCGCTGAGGATTTTGGTGTTGCTACCAAGATTTCTAGCCCATTTATACCTAGCCCACTTGGCGGTAAGCGGTCATTAAACATGCCCCGCTACGCATCAGGTATTGGTGAATTCGTTCTTGATCCAATGCAAAACTTCAAGTCTGAGAAGTTAGACCTAGAAGGCCGTAAGTACGGTAAGTCTACGATCACTAATCCTGGTCAGAAGTTTGATTCTAATAAGTTGCGCCGTAAGGGCGTGTCTTCTTATAACCGTTATAAGGCTGGTAAGTCTTCTTATGCCCCTGGTCAATTTGGGCATAACTCATATACCCCAGGAAAGTTTAAGGTTCTGTAATGGCTAAGAAAGAACCAGCACCAAAGAAGCGTTTAGCAACCCCAAAAAGAGTTGCCTCTGAGGGAGATAGCCCTGTTGATCCTGGCTACCCATTACCTACAAAAGCCCCCTCATATCGGGATTTTCCTGCTAAAGACAGGCCAACTATTGATCGTGCAGTAGCAGAAGCGGGTATGCGGGTGTACGGCGCACCAATCCGAATGGCTGACGCAACGGCGACACGCGTAAACTCTATTCAAGCGGCTATTGGTCGTATGGCTCCAGGCTCATATGTACCTGAGGGAGCACTTTGGTATGGCGAGCACCAAAAGAAATACCGTGAAGTTGCTGACAGAACTGGTACCCGAATCGGAAGCATCATTGATGCTGGTGCTGTCGCAAGTGCCCGTAATACGCCCGCTAAAGAACGACTAGCCGCTGAATCAGCGGGTCATATCGCCGCTGACCCTGATCGTAAGGTAACAATTACTCCTGAGATGGCTCCTCATATGGGTAATTCAGACATTACCGCAGGGGAACACCGCATTGGTGATTTTTCAAACACTGATGTCGCCCATATTGGCTATGCCGAAACTCAAGCACTTAAAGACATGGGCAAGGTAAATAAACAGGGTCATGCTCTTGCCTCTGAAAGGTTTACCCCACGAGAAGTTACTGGAGTAACCCTAGATTCAGTGGGTCGTGATAATGCCACTAGAACCGTTGCTATTGCCCGTGGTAAAACTTTTGATGAAGTTAGCGGACCAACTCCAAAAACTCGTAACTACGCTCGTGGTGCACATCTCGCTAGTGAAGGCGAAGACAGATACAACAGTGAAGTATTCCGACGAATGGCTCAAACACCTACCTTTGTAGAAGCAGATGGAAAAGGTGGTCAAAGTACATTCCGTCAGGGTCATTTGTGGTCTGCGTCTGACGAAACTGGATTTGATCCAAAAACAGCAGTAGGCGCTGACGAAACTGTTGAAGATTATGTAATGAACGCCATGACGGCTCAGGTAGCCGCTTCTCGTGGAACTACTGGTAAGAGTCACCGAGCCGCACAAGAGGACTTAGTAGTAGCAAAAGGTAGAGGTGTGTTTGAGAAATCAGTTCAACCTGATGAGATTAGACATTCATTTAATGAAGAAGCCACACGACGAGCCGCTTCTCAATTTGGTATTCATGGTGAGACAATTACTCCACGAGCCGCTCAAGCAATTGCATGGACGGATTACCGCCGATATGACCTTGGTGAAGACGATGAGTACAACAAGTCTCAAAAAGCACTTGCCAAAAAAGCAAAGGCAGTAGAGACTACGGCAACAGAAAAACCACCTACTCCTGAAGAAAAAGGACAACTTACACTGTTCTAATTGTTATAGCAATAACAGCATTTTCTAGGCTCTGATAACCTTTCCTTCCCAGTAGAAGGAGAGAGTATGCGCCCGTCAGATGCCGCATTAATTACACAATATCTTACGAGACTTGCGCCTCGTGGTCACACAGAGGAGCAAGAGGTGCTACGGTTGCTATCAGTTCTTGGAGGAATCCAGAAAATGCCACACAATAAGGAGCAGAAGGTTGAGCGAGTTAAGTAACGAATTGCTCTCGCGTGGTCCCACTAATTGGGGGTGTGGTATTGCCACCCTTAGGGACGAACTTCACGGAGATGAACTAGTCGCATTAAACACCGCATTAGAACGAATTATGACTGACCCCGGTAAGGGTAGGTCTAAGGTGTATTCTTCTATGTGGTTAGCGAATGTGCTAATTAAGCACGGACATCAAATTAGCCGAAGCACCATAGAACGACATATAAAGGGGAAGTGCAGTTGTGGCAAGCCTTAGTGATGATCTAGTAACACCCCCAGCAAAAGCAACATTGGGAAAGATTGCGGAACTTTTAAACCGCAATAACATTGATGTTGAAGAAGTGGGATCAATCAAGCGCGTATCCCTTTATCAGTCACTCACTAAGAATGACCAAGGTCAGGCTGAGGTTCACGACCTCATGGGTATCCAATTCAACCCCAAGTGGGCTGAAGGACCTGATTGGCCCGTGGTACAACCAGGACCATCAATCAAACTCCCAGTACGCAAAGTAATACAAAGTAATACAGAGGGTTACAAAGTAGCGGTTATCCTCCCCGACATGCAGATCGGTTACTACCGAAACGCTGACGGGAGCCTGGAACCCACCCATGATGAAGAGGCTCTCTCTATCTCCATGGCGATTATCAAGAAATTGAACCCTGACCGAATCATCATGGTCGGTGACAACCTTGACTTTCCTGAGTTCGGTAAGTACCGTCTCAGCCCAGCATATGCAATTACTACTCAGGCATCTATTGACCGCGCCACAACCTTGTGTGCGGAACTTCGTGCCATAGCACCAAACGCCGTCATAGATTGGATTTCAGGTAACCATGAAGAACGCCTCGTCAACTTCATCTTGGACAATGCAAAGGTTTCGTTCGGCTTGCGTCGGGGGAATACTCCAGACTCTTGGCCTTGCCTTAGTGTGCCTTACTTATGCCGTTTCAATGACTACGGGGTTAATTATGTGGCTGGCTACCCTGCTGGACAAGTATGGATTAATCAAAGGCTCAAAGTCATCCACGGAAACAAGGTCAGGTCTAACGGTTCAACCGCCCACGCCTACCTCAACGACAGCAAGGTATCCGTCATCTACGGGCACATTCACCGTAGGGAATGGGCTGAACGGTCACGAGAAGACTGGGATGGGGCAAAGACCATCATGGCGGCGTCCCCAGGGACACTAGCCCGCTGTGACGGTGCCGTACCCAGTACCAAGGGCGGTATAGACCTAGACGGTCGCCCAATGACCATTGTGGAGGATTGGCAACAGGGTCTAGCCGTAGTGTCTTATGAGGACGGCGAAGGCGCCTTTTGGTATGAACAGATACCTATCCATAATAAGGCCGCTTTTTTCCGTGGTAAGGTTTACTCTCCGGAATGATTAGTGGGGGTCGTATGTCTGACAAGGAAAACCTTAAGGCAGTTGTTGTCGTTTGGGATGACGCCTTTGACGGACCTGGTGGTTGGATTGACCCAGCCAAGTACGAACCACACATTATTGACCCCATTACTATTGGTTGGGTTATAGACGAGTACGCCGAGAAGTACTTGACCTTGTACTCGTCCTTCTATTACGACGATGATGGTATACTGATTTGTTCAAATCCTATGCATATTCCTCGTGGTATGATTAGGTCTATTACTCCCGTAAAGATAAAGAAGTCAGGGGACAGTT